CAAGCCCGTAATGAGGGCTTACATGCAGGGATGTTAAAGCGAAGAGGCGTTGGCTATTCGTATAAGAGTGGAGCAGGGTTAACAAGGTTGTTTGTTTTAGGGGATGATTCTGAGAGTACTACTAATGTTACAGGATTTGCTATAGCTGATCAAAAAGAATATCTTACTAAGGATGGTATATTAAATAAGTTTGTAAGCAATGTCAATTGGTGTGCTGATAATACTCCTTGGCCTAGGATGAAGCTTAAGGATTCATATGATAGTATGCAGTGGACTATGGGTTATCGTACAACAGAAAGCCTTATTAAAGGTACTCAAAATAGTGTTATAGGTATTACTACTCAGGGAGATCCTGATAAAGCTCGTGGTAAGAGAGGTTCTTATATATATTGGGAAGAGTGGGGATCTAACCCCCATCTTCTTAAATCCTGGGAACTTGCAAGAGAATCAGTGGGTGAAGGTAATGTGGCTTATGGAGTAATGGTTGGTGGAGGTACTGGAGGTACAAGTAATGCTGACTTTAGAGGAGCAGAAGAGTTATTTTATAATCCTATTGGATATAGCATTAGGCCTCTATCTAATGTATTTGATAAGAATACTGGAGAAAATTCAATTTGTGGCTTCTTTTTTGGAGCTTATCTTAATAGATTAGGTTGTTATGATAAGGATGGAAATTCGGATGTAATAGCTGCTTTAATAGAAGTTCTGCAAAAAAGGCTTAGAGTTAAATATGGATCATCTGATTTCAGTACTTTAGTTCAACATAAAGCTGAAATGTGCATAACACCTCAAGAGGCTGTATTACGTAAGGAGGGGAATATGTTTCCAGTGGTCGATTTAAAAGAACACCTGGCAAATGCTTCGGTTGATATAGTTAAATTTACTGCTCCTCATTATATAGGACATCTTAAATACACCAATGAAGGCGTTGTTAATTGGGATACTAAACAGCTTAATCAGGTGATAAGGGAATTTCCTATTAAAGACCAGCTGGATCGTACTGGTAATGTGGAAATTTTTGAGATGCCCAGAAAGAATTCTGAGGGAAGAGTACCAGCTAATAGATATATAGCAGGTGTAGACCCTATTGATAGTGATGTTTCCACATATACTAATTCTTTAGGATCTGTATTTATTTTTGATTTGTGGACAGATAGGATAGTAGCTGAATATACTGGAAGGCCTCCAAGAGCTGCTGAGTTTTACGATCAGGTATTAAGGCTGCTTAGGTTTTATAATGCTCAAGGTAATTATGAGAATAATATTAAAGGTTTATTTTCTTTTATGGAGCGTAATAATTCTTTACATTACTTATGTGATACTCCTCAGATATTAAGAGATTTAGATTTGGTGACAGGGGGTACATATGGAAATGTAGCTAAAGGGACACATGCCAGTAAAGCTATTAATTCATGGGCTAGGAAGCTTCAGTCTGATTGGATGATTTCTCCTGCATATCAAGCTTATACTGATGATGAGGAGATAGAATTGGATGAAGAAGGTAATCCTATTGAAAAACCTATAATATTGAATTTACATAGGATACGATCTATTGGTTATCTTAAGGAAGCGGTAGCCTGGATAGAGGATTTAAACTGTGACCGTGTATCAGCTATGGGTATGTGTATGATACTTAGGGAAGACAGGCTTAAACACATTGATAAACATCAGGAAGATAAAATGAATGATATTTTTAATGATAAATTTTTTAATCGTTTTGGTGGGTTTAATAAAAAGTCAAAATATAAGTCTAAATTCTCCTGGAAAGATAGTTTACGTTATAGTACTGATAAAATAGATGACGTAAAATTTGTGAAATAAAACATAAAGTTGTATATTTGTAAAAATATTTTAATTACATATGAGTGCTAGTGCAATCAAAACAGGAATGGCAGGTAGTATTATGTCCTTCCCACATCAAAAGCGTTCCAGAAAAGCTAAAAGTAAACAGTTTTTTAAGGAATGTGTTGATGCTGGAGATATTATTGTAGGGCTTGATACTTCTAATGGTTTCAGGGCGACATTAAAAGAAAAGATCAGTAATTATAATCTTATTAATAATATTGTTGATCCTGAAGAAGTTAAAAGAGTCATTAATCCATATAATCTAGAAGCAGAATTTACTGCTGAATATAAAAACTATCCCCTAATAAACTCTTATCTTATGGTATTAGTAGGGGAAGATAGGGAAACCCCATTTCATCCTATGGTTAGTATGACTAATCCAGACCTCCTTAATCAAAAATTACAGGATATGACTGGTATGCTTAATGAAACTATCATACAGCAAGTTGTATCCTCTTCTTTTTCAGAACAGGAGGTTCAGAAGTATATACAGGAGCATAGCAAATATCTTAAATTTAATTACCGTGATCGTAGAGAACGTATGGCATCACAGGTTATAAGATATGGTTATCAGCAGAATGATATGAAAGAATTGTTTAGCAGGGCTTTTGAAGATATTCTTGTAGGTAGTGAAGAACTTGCATCTGCAGAAATTATGGGAGGAGAGCCTATACTACGTAAGATTAATCCTTTAAATCTCTTTACTATACGTAGTAGTGAGACTTATAAGGTAGAAGAATCTGATATTATAATAGAACTTTCATATATACCTGTAGGACAGGCTATTGATGAATCTCATGATGAACTTAAGGACAAAGATATTAAAACTCTTGAAGCTGGTTATTCTTATAATGTATCTGCTTCTAATCTTTTTACCCGTCAGTTAAAGAATCCACCTCTTAATCTAGAATCTTGGATTATTCAGCAGGGGGGCATAGGCAATATTATTCAGGCCAGTGCTAATCAGAGTACGTACCTTGGAGGTAGTTTTGATGAATATGGTAATGTTCGTAAGCTTAGAGTACTCTGGAAGGGTATGCGTAAGGTTGGTATATTAACTTATCTTGATGAGCAAGGTGATCTTCAGAAGAAATATGTAGATGAAGATTATCCTTTAAGCGATGAAGAGCAGTCCTGGATTAAGTGGATCTGGATTAGTGAATGGTATGAGGGTACTAAGCTGGCTGATGATATTTATGTTAAGATGGGACCACGTCCTGTACAATTCAGGTCTTTAGAGAATCCTTCTAAATGTAAGCCTGGTATTGTTGGTAATATAATGAATGTCAATAGTTCACGAGCTTTGTCTTTTGTAGGATTAAATAAAGATTATCAGCTTACCTATAATTACTTTATGCATAAGTTGTGGGAAGAGCTTAAAACTTATAAGGGTAAAGTAGCCAGGGTTAATACTCAAATGATACCAGGAGATTTTACTTTAGATCAGTTTTTATTTTATATTGATCAGATGAAGATTGCTTTTGAAGATCCTTTTAATGAGGGAAATAAAGGGGCAGCCATGGGCAAGCTTGCTGGTAATTTAAATCAGACTGGAGGTTCTTATGAATTTGGGGATAGCCAGGTAATTAATAATATATTGATGATATTATCATTCCTGGAAAACCGTATTCAGGATTCTACTGGTATAACTCCACAGCGTAAAGGTGCTGTAGAAAATCGTGAGACTGTAGGAGGTGTAGAAAGAGCTGTACAACAGTCTAGTATGAATACCAGTAAGTATTTTGATGTACATGATAATTTTAAAGTTAGGGCTTTACAGGCTTATTTGGAGACAGCTAAGATTGCCTGGAAAGATCAGAAGTTTAAGCGTCAGTTTATACTTGATGATGGAAGTCAGGCTATTTTGGATTTTGACAGCGATGTTTTTTGTGAAAGTGAATATGGGGTATTTACTAATAGTACTTCTCAGGATAAGAATATGATGCAGACTTTGAAAAGCCTTACTCAGCCATTTTTGCAGAATGGTGGTACTTTGTCTATGATTATGGAACTTTATCGTGCTCAGGATTTGGCTACTCTACAGCGTAAGTTTGAAGCCTTTGAAGAAGAGGTACAGCGTAGGCAGGAAGAATCAATGAGGGCTGCAGAAGAAACCAGGCGTATTGAGATAGAGAGAAGAGCTAAGCTTGAGGAAGAAAAACTAACTCTTGATAAGTATAAAGCCGATCTTGATAGTATTACTCAACGTGAAATAGCTGCTATGAGAGATGATAAGGGTGGTAAGAATGAAGAAGATTACGCCCTTGAAAGAGAAAAACTCCAGGAGACTGTTCGTAAGAATAAGAAATCTGAACAGATTAAAGAAAAAGAACTTGATATTAAGCGTACACAGGCAAGAAAAAGTTAGTTTACGTTATAGTAGTAAGAAGTAAGTTGTTAGAAAATTTGGAAATTAATAAAAAATATTATACTTTTGTAAAAACAGTAAAAGATTATGGCAAAAAAAGGTGTATTTGATCAAGACTTTAATGAAATTGTTGAATTTGACGATTCATTAGATGTTAATGCTATTTTGGAAAATCCAGATAATGATACTCTTGAAGACGAAGATGAAGATAAAGATAAAGACAAAAAGTTAGATACTGATGATGTATCTGATATAAATAAAGTATTTGAAACCCAAGCTGCAGATGATACGGAAGATGTAGATAAGGATGCAAGTGAAGATGAAGACGATGAAACTCAAAAAACAGATGATGATAGCCCTGCTTTTGATAAAACTAAAAAGTCTTCTTCTGATGCTCCTTTTACTGTTATCTTTGCGAGGGATATGATAAAGCAGGGCTTGTTGTCGTCTTTTGATGAAGAAGAGTTTATTAAGGATATTGATGAAAATGGTGAGGCTAACGCATTGAGGGGCCTTATTCGTCGAGAGGTTGAGCTGAATATAGAAACCGCCAAGGGAGACCTTGAAGAAGGATATAAGCAGTATTTGTCTCTTGTAGGTAAGGGTGTTGACCCAGAAGCAGCTTTAAACCTTACCGCTGTTCAGGAAAGGCTTGCAGGTATTAAAGAAACTGAGCTTGATGATGAAAATAATCAGGATCTTCGTAAAGAGATTATAAGAAGTTATTTTCACCTTACTACCCAATTTTCTGAGGATAAGATAAATAAAGCTATTCAACGTAGCATTGATCTTGGTGATGATGTTGAAGAGTCTAAAGAATATCTTAAGGAGATGGGTACTATTATTAAAGATCAGATTTCAACCCAGGAGCAAGAAGCAGAACAGCAGACTCAACTGCGTGAGCAAGAAAAGAAACGACAGCTTGATACTCTTAAGGATACTATTAATTCTATGTCAGAGATTATTCCTGGTCAGAAGATTAATAAGCAGACTAAAGATAAGCTGTATAATATGATTACTAAGCCTATAGAAGACAAGAATGGACGTGTTACAAGTGCTATATGGGCTAAAAGGGCTGAAGATCCTTTGTTATTTGATACCAAGGTAGCATATCTGGTTGAAACTGGATTTTTTGAGAAAGATAAGCCCTGGGATAAAATAAAAACTGTTAAAACTACCAAGGAAGCTTCAGAGCTTGAGGATCGTTTAAGCAGTTTGAAAAATACGGATTCCACTAAAGGAATTCCACCCTCACTTGGTAGTGTAGGGAGTCAAGAATTAAGTGAAATTATGAAGTCGACAGCTTCAATATTAAAGTAAAAAAATTTACAAAAACCGTTTTAAATTATTTATAAATTATGGCAGATAGAATTAGTGCACTTCAAATAGTAGACCCTAAATATTGGAGTGGTTTAACGAGAGAGAGCCATCTTGGATGGCTTGGTATGCAAGAACCTGAAATTATAAGCCCTGTTATGCATCGCCTGTATGATCTTAATGTAGGTTCAGATAACATAGTGGCTTTTTTTAATAAACTTCCTACCGATTACATCAGTGATGATGTTGTTTATAGGTGGCAT